TTGTATCTTATTGTAGATATTTTTTTAATTGGATGGTTATCAGGTAGTATTTGTAAAAATTCTTCTCTTAAATATATTTTTGGTTGATGAGCTTTTATAGCAATAGACATAGCATTTTTAATATATTTTTCTGCTTCTGTTAATGAAGTAACATCTTCTATTTTTCCAAGTTGTACTGCAACATCTAGTATTACTGTGTTATCTACTATTTCTATATTTATTCCGTGTTGTGCTTTTTCTAATTGCAACCTTATTGATGGATTAGTTGCGTAATTACTTACAGCATTTGCCAACTCTTCTTTAGTTGTAAATTCAATTATTTGTTTATATTTTTTATTTGGAATAACAGAAACTGCAGCTAAATCTATTTTACTTAAATTTGAAAAAGGTAATATATTTGGTGGGCTATCTGTCATAAAAGTACTTTTTAAAAAGTTTCTACCATCTTTAACTTTTTGTTTACCTAATGTTTTAAGTTCACCAATAATTTCATCAAAAGCAAATTCAGTTACATTCTTACCATCAATAGCGTATTGTAAAAATGAATCTCCTACTTGTCCTGATGCATTTGTGTTAAGTCTTAACACTTTCATTATTTGCTGTATGTCATCATACTTCAAAGTTTGTAATGCTTTTTGCATATCTACATTACCTAACAATTCAGCAACGCTATCTATATCATCTGCTGCAATAGCAGTAGAATATAATTGTTCTCCTAAACTATCTACAAGCTGTATATTCATAGGACTATTTTTAAACATTCCATTTGTTTTAAGCGAAGCTAATAACAATGGATGTGAAAATACATTAGGACCACCATACATAGCAATACGTACTGCTTCTTCAGGTGGAACTCTTAAACTTAATGCAGGTCTTAACATCCAAGATGGTTTTAATGCACGTTGCATTATGTAATCAGAATATAAATAATCTAACCAACCAGTAGGTGCTAATGTAGTTTTACCTGAACGTAAATTCTTTTTTAATCCTCTTGTAGGTATCTTTGCATTTTCTAATATTTTTTCTGTTAGCTTATAATCTTTTTGACCCCAAGTAGTAGATATTAATTTTTTAAGACCACTTCTATTTGGTCCAACCATTCTTCTAAAAGAACTTAATGCTCTTCCTAATTCTTGGTAATCAATTAATGGAGTAAAGTTATCAGCAAATTGACCTAAAGAAAAAGCAGTAGGAACAGCTATCTCTGTAGCTTCCAATATGTTTCCTGCATCATCAACTCTATCAGGTCTATATTTATATTTTGTTCCAGGAAATGCTAATGGTTGCCCTTCGCTGTCATACAGATATTTTCTTTTTTCTGCAATTTCATTATTAACAAAATCCATAACACCTTTGACTAAATCTTCTTCATCTGCTAAATCAGGATTATCTTTAATAACTTGATTTTTAATTTTATTATTTAATGTTCTAACAACTTTAACTATGTCATCTTGATTTCTAGCTTCAAGCAATTCACGAATGTAATAATCTCTAGTTTGTTGAGTTTCACCTAATGTAATTAATATTCCATCTATGTTTTCTATTGTTTCACCAATGTAATTAACTGAAGCAAATCTACTTGGTGCTAAATCAAATAATCTTTTTACTCTTTGTGGTAATGCATTTTTTAACGAACCACCTAAACCAATAACACCTTTAAATGGGTCATCACTCATTTTTCCAAGTAACGCACCTACAGTATTTCTAAGTGGTGCAATATCTACAGATTGACCTGCAAATTTTTTAGCTAACTCGTTTGCCATATCTGCAACAACAGATTGTCGCATTGGTAATTTAGTAATTGGTGTTTCTATAGCAGCTTGTGCTATTTCTTGACCAACAAAAGAACCTGAATAAGGTGCAATCATTAAATCAGATAAATCTCCGTGTTTTAGTAAAGACATAACAATTTCTTTCATAGAGTTTTTATCTTTAACTTGTGCTAATAGTTTTAATACTTTAGGGTCAACTTTACTTAATGAAGGTATATCTTTAAGTCTTGATATTGAATCATTTTGTGTTAACGCATCTACAAACTTTTCTCCCCATTTAGAATCCATAATTTGTTCTGCAGTTTTACCAAAAGTTAATCTTCTAGCTTCTTTACCTTTTTTACCTGGAACAAATGTTTTTAATGCTCTAGTCATAAAAGCAGCATCATCAACATATTGTGCAACTTCTGTAGCAGATATTATTTGCCTACCTGCAGTTTTAGCTGCACCACCATAACCAAGTAATAAGTTTATTGGGTCTGCACCTAATCTAAATGCACCATCAATAATGGTAGAAGCTAACGCATAAGCTATATCTCCTTCTTGCGAAAATTGTGCAGCTACAACTCTACCTGGAGATATTGGTATTCTTTCTCCTGTTTTAGTTGTATAAGTAAATTGATATTCATCTCTTTCAAATTCTTCAGTTATTGGTTTACCATATACTTTTTGTGCTTCTTGATATGCTTCTGTAGGTGATTTACCTAATTTAATCTGTTTACTGTAAACATCAGTATCTTCTAATGCGATTGAATTAGGTAAAATACCCACACCTAAGTTAAGTGGTTTACCTGCATTTACTTCATTGATAGCTCTACGAAATTCGTTTTCACCATATGCTTCTTTTGCTTCATTATATTTATTATTAAATTCATTACCTAAAGTTGATTTACGTATTGATTCAGTTAATTGTTCTCCTGGAATTAATCCTGCCAACGTATTACCAAGTACTGCTGTAGCAACATTTGAATCAGTAGCTTGTGCAGCAACTACAGAAGATTTAAAATTTCTTGATATATTTTGAAAAGCACTATCCATAGCTAAAAAAGATAACTGTGTTGCTCTTTTTAAAGGATTAACTTGTGTATTAACTTTTACACGTTGTTTTTTTTCCATAGCACGTTGTTGTGTTTGTGCAATCTTTAAAGTATCTTCATCATCTGCTTTTAATCCCATAAGTGGTAAATAAGCAATTAATCTTTTATCCATACTTGGATAGGTATATGCCATATCTCTCATAGCTTGTGCTAAATCAGGAGTAATAGCTCTTTCAAATTCAGATACTTCTTGAATGTTCTTATTTGTTTTTTCGGCTAATCCTTCTTTAACCTGTGAAGGCATATAGAAATTAGGTCTAAAATCCATATTAACCTATATCTATATCTGCTTCTAATAGCTCATCCCATATTGGGTCAGGTAATACTCTTTTCGCTGCTTTAAAAATATTAGCAACTGTATTAGTTGCCATTGGTGTAGGACCATTATCTCCTGCACCTAATGGAATACCTGATGTAATAGGTTCAAAAGGTTTATTAGTAGGTGCTGCTAAATTAATTGGCGATTTAGGAACTATTGGTCTAGTAGGTGCAACTCGTGGTCCACCACCTTGCATTGGACTAATAGCACCTGCTTGTTCTTCTAGCATTGTTGTCTGCCCTGTTGGGTCGCCTTCTTTTCTAGGTGGTGCAACTATATCTGCAAAAGCACCTGATTGTGTTAGGTCGGTAGCTTCCTCCAACGCTTTGCTTCTTCTTCCTCTATTATATTTATTTGCCATATAAGTCATCTCCTAGTTCAGGGTTGTATTCGTATTCAAATGTTAAGTTAATAAAAAAATGAGGATGTGGTGTAGGTAATGTTATAAATTGGCTCATAACTACACTATTTAATTTATCTGTACCTGTATATGCTTCATCTGACCAATCTTCTTGATTAATCATATTGTAAAACTTAGCGATTACTTCTTGTTCATCCAAGAGGAACTCCTTGTGGTGGTGGTCCTGCTTGACCTAAAGCACCAAGTACTTGTTCAATTCCTGGTAATCCACCTCCAGGACCTGCAGGTATTTGTGGTCCACCTTGACCCAACAACGCTAATTCTTCAGGTGTAGGTTCTTCGCCTTCTGCTGTATAAAATTTATCTAAAATCTCTGACATTTTTTGTGGATTTTTTCTTATCTCTATAGCAGACATTAATGCCTTTTGGTCGCCTTGTGATGCTTGTGCCATAAGAGTTTCAAACAAAACTGTTTCTGCTCTTTCTGCGTGAATACGTTGTTGTATTCTAGTTATGTTATCTAATCCATCCATATTCTCTTGTAGAGTTTGTGTATCTATAATTCCTTGTTGCTTTAATTGCAAACCAGTAATAATTTTTTGTGCTTCATCAAATCCTGCCATAACACCATAAACTCTTCTAGTTTCATAAACTTCTGATATATCAGTTTCAGGTGTATAGCTTTCTTTAAAAGAAGTTCCTTTATGCCTACCTGCAATAGGTTTACGCACATTACCAAACATTAACTCATCATATTCAAGTCGTTTAGCATCCATCTCTTCTAAAGCATCTTTTAATACTGTTTGATATTCTCTAACGTGTAGTGATGCAGATTGTCCTAGTTCTTCTAGTCCTCTACCAGTAACAAAAGAGTTTGGAGATTGACCATCATCAGATACAGGATATGCAGCACCAAGTCGCAAGTGTCGCTCTAGTCTATCTACTTGTTGAAATAGTTGGTATGGTAGATTGTTGACAGGCTTTGACACTTGTGAACCTGGTGTTAAATAGTTAACAGCAAATCTGCCTTTTCTATATTTACCTGATTCAATTTCTCCTACAATATTTGTTTCTGTAAATACTGCATCTTCCATAGCAATAGTTCCAAGAATATTAATCTTTGCCATATTTGCCATAAGACCAGTTATGTGTTGGAACTGTGATTGCATTTGGTCAAACGCATATCGTTTAGCAACAATAAACGCAGGACCTGACCTTAATATGTTAGGAATAAAATCTATAATTTTTTTATTTTCAGGAAGATAAATATACGTTCCTTCTTTGTCATAATACTGAACTAATACTTTTCCGTGTCCTGTAGAGTTAGCCCAACTTCCTGCTCTATCTGTACTATCAAGTAAAGCAGAGTATGGATTTTGAAAACCTTGTTGTCCTTTTTCTGCTTGTTGATAAATATATGCTTTAGCTTCAGGATATTGTTCAGCTAATATTCTATGTGGAACTCTACGTATAATTGCTAATTCATCAGGTTGTTGGTCATTACCAAATGTTCCTGGATAACAAGTAAACGAATCTTGTAGTTCTGCATATGGATATGGATTACCATCTCTATCTCTTCTATGACCTAATGTCCAAACAATAAATCCATAACCAGGTAACCATCTTGCTGCTTGTGGTAATTGTTTATCTAGCTTTTGAAATTTATCATAAGCAGTAACAATTCTCTCTAGCTTCTCTGATTTTTTCTTTGCTCTTTCACTATCCTTTTCGTTGATTATATCAACTTTTAAATCAGGACTTCTACCCAGTTTTTGTGCAAATCTTTCTAGTGCAGTTAAAAATAAGTTAGGTGCAGGTAATTCGTGATATTCTACATTAATTGTATTACCTAGCAACGCTTTAACTGCTGCTTCACCACCATTCATAATATCCCTAATTCTACTTCTATCAATAAGTGATTCTTGATTGATAACTCTTAGGTAATCTATTCTGTCATATAATTTATCGCTGTTAAGTGGCATCTATCTCCAATTATCTATATCCATCATACTAGATTCGTACCCTGAAAAGCTAGGATTATAATCATATCCTAACTCTGCAAAGCGTTCTTTTTGCATACGCCTAATTGCTCTCATTGGAAACCAACTAGCCATAACTATGTCTGTCTTTGTACCCACACTCTTGCTTTTATTCTTAGCAGAACTAAAGTACACTAACTGACTTGTATATAAGTTTACCTTCTCTTGTGCTTCAAAGCTAAGATATGGCAAAGAAATATTTTGTTCTTGAAACATAGGTCGCATAGCAGTAACACCATAAATTGGGTCAAATTTATTCTTATGTGTTTCGTGTCCTTCTAAAAATATTCCGTGCTTAGATGCAAAATCTCTAATACTTTTATCTTGTCGTATTGCTTTTTGAAATCCGTTTTCTTCAATAACCCAATGAGATACATTATATTTTAACCACCACTCTTTCATAATCTCTAGTGCTTGTGGAATACCACCACCTAAATTGTTATTCATATCTACCATATGTAATTTGTTTGTTACTGAATCATATGCCCATAAGAACGCAGCTTGATAACCTGTAGATGCAGGGTCTAATCCTGCTATAAGTCTTGTACCTTGTGGTATGTGTCCTATGTTTCTTTTTTGGTCACGACACGCTTCTATTTCTTCTCTATCAAACAAAGCTAAACCATCAGGCATAGCAACATTCAAATAAACCATTTCATAAATTGCTCTACCACCTGTAGTTTCTGCAGCTCTCTTTCTATCCATTAACCATTTGTAAGTTCTTTTACCTGCCCATAACATACAATCAATATGTTCTTCTTCATTCCAATCAGGTAAATTACAAGCAGTATCGTGTGCTTCTTCTACAGTTGCAACCCAACTTTGATTATCAAGTAGGTGTGAATATAAATCATCATAATGTTGTCTTGAACCAATAACTACCATAGCAGTATGTTCCTCTTTTCTTGATGACAATGTTGTTGTCCACCAACTTCTAGTATTTTCTCTTGATGATGGTTGCATTGTAGAGTTATGGTCCTCAATGTCATCTGCAATAATAATATCGCAATCACGAGAAAGTATCTTACCACCTCTACCAATACCAACCATAGTTGGAGATTTAATACCAGTTACAGTTCTAGTACCTACAGTAAAACCATTTTGTGACCAAGACTTACCTGTACGAGATGTAGGTTTAAATTTTGCACCAGGTCCACATATTTCTTCAATTAATAATTCATTACTTTCTAGTTGGTCAAGTACAGAACCTACAGCATTCTTAGCAATCTCTTCGTTACCACCTACCCATAAAATACGAATGTTAGGATTTTTACAAATAAGCCATACTGCAAAATGAATTAACAAATCTGTTTTTCCGTGTCGTGGTGGTGATAATATTAATTGCTGTCCACCATTGTCTATAGCATTCATAATTTGATTTATCCACTTCTTGTGAAATTCAGGTGTTTCGTATGCTATACCTTGTTCTGTTTGAAAATATCTTTGTCTAAAATCTTCAAAGTCAGCTAATGTTTTTTCTGCAACTTGTGGTAGTTTCCAGTTATCTTGTTCTTTCTTTGTTTTTAAATCTTCAATGTATGCAGAAAATGCCATAGATACTGCACCAACTGTTGTGCCTAATATCTCTGCAACTTCTTGCATTGTTATTTTTTCTGTGTATATATCTGCAGCTAAACCTGATTCAATTATGTCGTTATAAACCTGTCCTCTACGTGCTTGTACATTTGTTTTTCTACTAGGTATTTCAAGTACATCATCTTGTTGTGACCATTCCTTACCTGCTTTTCTAGCACGTTTCTTTTGCATATTAATTCTGTTAGCACAACGTGTAGAACAATATTTTTTTGCTCTAGGTGGTAATGGTCTATGACAACCTGCTGCGTAACATAATTTTTTATTTGCCATATTTAACACATTCTTTATTTCTACACACTACGTGACCTTTTTCAATTTTTAATTTAACTCCACACATAGGACAAGGTATATCGTATGTACTCAATTATTTTTTCTTTGTTTTTGCATAATATGCTTGTACTTGTTTGAGGGTCATCTTTTTACCACTAGGTGAATAATAATATTTACCTCGTTTAGTAAAAGGCATAATTACATCTTCTTATATTTTTTAGTTTTCTTAGCGTAAGATTTTTTCTTACCTTTTTTGTCTATAACCATACTCATTACTATAACACAAAACCCCACCGAAGTGGGGTTCTGCACGTACAGTCTGTCCATTTACTGTTTTATGAAAGAATATGAAATATCAAATCAACTAGCCATCAGTTTCTTAACACACAATTGTCATTATTTTTTCTGATGAAAAGCCTTTTCTTTTCATATCTAATCGTGTACCTCTACACGATACTTTTGGACTTTCCAAAAGTATGTTTATACTAGCTTCCCCCCCAAGCTAAGTGTGTAAAAAAAATTTTTTTTTAAATAAGGGTTGTCAATGTTAAAGG